ATATCGAAGACAGTGAAATTGACAGGTAATTCTTGTCAGTAGACCTTGTTAAGTCTATAAACTGACAGTGTTAACCAACCCCCTTATTATTCCCACTAATTATGTCAAACTCTAATGTACAGTTTGTATCACAAAGCTTTGCAGAGTTTCTTTTAGAAAGTGCAAACAATGGTAATGAAATCTTGTCCGTCCTCGATGATATTGTAGAGGGTGCAGATACATACCTATAAGTAATAAGAACTCGTAGAGGCACTAAGTATTAAACAGTGCCTCTATTTTTATTCGTTCGTTATCAGACAGTGTTTATGCGGTTGTTATATATTATATTAAAAACGTATAAGTCCCTAACCTACAGAGGTGACAATTCGAGGTGTATATATAAAAATCTCCGAAAATTTTTTTGACCCTATAAGTTTTTCAAAAGGTTTTTCATGAAAAAAATCCTTGGTGGTATTTACAGGTTATTCATGTTTCCTATATGGGTCATGATCGGTATTATTGTGGTAGCAATATATAATGTGTTAGTGACATAAATTATGAACGACAACGAGAATGAGACAACCTATCACATATATGCAGGAGATAGGGTGTTATATTATAATCTACGTCAAGAAGAATTCGATGAGAAGTGGCAGTTATTAAATGTAATGGTAGGCTTGTTAAAGACGGACTATACTGAAAAGGACTTATCATATAGTATTGCCGCACCACAGGTAGGAATAGGAGGACCGAATAGGGTTAATACTACATTATCTACGGATGAGGATTCTTATTGACATATACATAATATCACTGTATAATTGAATTGAAGGTATTACACAGTTATGGCAAAAGGATTTACTGTAAAAGCAGCTGCACCCAAAGCAAGTACTCCGAGTTGGGATATAGATGCTATCAAAGAAAGAATGAAAGGTAAGACAGTTGTATTCTGTTTACCTGGTCGTGGATGTTCTTACATATTTCTGAAGAACTTTGTACAATTGTGTTTTGACATGGTTCAGAACGGTATGTCGATTCAGATAAGTCAAGACTATTCATCTATGGTTAACTTTGCACGATGTAAGGTATTAGGTGCAAATGTATTACGTGGACCTAAGCAAGTTCCTTGGGATGGAAAGCTTGCATATGACTATCAGTTGTGGATTGACTCTGACATAGTATTTGATGCACAGAAGTTCTGGCAGTTATGTGATCTTGCGATTGATAAGGATGGCAATGAGAAAGAGATCACTGCTGGTTGGTATTGTACTGAAGATGGTAAGACTACTTCTGTTGCACACTGGTTAGAAGAAGATGACTTCAGAACTAATGGTGGAGTGATGAATCATGAAACTATTGAGACTATGGCAAGAAGAAAGAAACCATTTACTGTTGATTATACAGGATTTGGATGGGTACTGATTAAGAATGGTGTCTTTGAGAACCTTGAGTATCCTTGGTTTGCTCCTAAGATGCAGGTATTTGAATCAGGAGCAGTTCAGGATATGTGTGGAGAAGATGTAAGCTTCTGTTTAGATGCAAAAGAGAAAGGATATGAGATCTGGTGTGATCCTCGGATACGAGTAGGGCATGAAAAGACAAGGATAATCTAGGTCACGGCCTCTCTCTCCAAAAACTCTCTCTATAAGCACCTTTAACGAGGTGCTTTTTTCATGCTAAATAGTCACTAAATAAGTAAGATTTTCCTTTTTAATGCCATCTCCACGGATTAGTAAGGGTTTTAAGGACTTAAGTATGTCACTTGAGGTAAATCCAATTAATTTGGACCTTATAACCATTAAAAATGAGACTGCAATCGCACGTTCTTTGAGGAATTTGGTGTTTACGACTCCTGGTGAACGATTTTTTGATCCAAATTTAGGATCAAGAGTTAAAGAATCTCTTTTTGAGAACATTGATGAACAAACAGCAGCCGCAATCAAGGAAGAAATTATAACAACCATCCGAAATTATGAACCCAGAGTGGAATTGAAGAAGGTAGAGTGCATTCCTGACTACGATAACAACGCTTTTGACATAAAAATCACATATGATATCGTAGGAATCGATGTTTTACCTCAACAATTAGAATTCGCACTACAGCCAACACGCTAATGGCACTAGTAAATTTTACAAATCTAGATTTTGATCAAATAAAAGTCTCTATCAAAGACTATTTACGGTCAAACAGCAATTTTACGGACTATGATTTTGAAGGTTCTAACCTTTCAAGCATAATTGACGTTCTTGCATATAATACTTACATCTCCTCATACAATGCTAACATGGTTAGTAATGAGGTTTTCATCGATAGTGCAACATTAAGAGAGAATGTTGTTGCACTTGCACGTAATATTGGATATGTTCCTCGTTCCAGAACTTCTGCAAAGGCACTTATATCATTTTATGTGGATACAACAGGGTTTTCCACAAAACCAATTACATTAACTCTTAAAAAAGGTGTTGTTTGTACTGCTTCACAGACCTTTGGATCAGAAAGTTATGCATTTGCCATACCTTCAGACATTACAGTACCTGTTGATAGTAACGGATTTGCTAATTTTACTAATATTCAGATTTTTGAAGGCACATATTTGACTGCAAACTTTATAGTAGAGTCTGATAACCCCTCTCCACCTAAAAGATACATTTTAGATAACGAACATATTGATACATCGACCCTTAGAGTAGAAGTTAGAGATACACAAGCTAGCACATCATCGAAAAAGTACCTTCTTTCAGATAGTTTGTTTGAAGTTACATCAACTTCTCGTGTATTTTTCATTCAAGAGATAGAAGATCAAAGATATGAGTTAATTTTTGGTGATGGAATCTTTGGTGAGAAGTTACAATCGTTAAATTACATTGAAACTTCGTATATTAAGACAAATGGTGAGAATGGAAACGGTATTTCATCGTTTTTATTCAATGGACGTATTGTAGATAACAATAATAACCTTGTAAGCACTGGAATTTCACTTCTTAGTTGCTCACAACCATCTGAAGGAGGTAAAGAGATAGAATCCATCGATTCTATTAAGAGTTATGCTCCTAGAATCTACTCTACACAGAATAGAGCAGTGACTGCAGCAGATTATGAAGCACTTATACCTAAAATTTACCCAGAAACTCAATCTGTGTCGGTTTTTGGTGGTGAAGAACTTGTTCCACCACAATATGGTAAGGTTTTTATCACAATCAAACCATTTTATGGTCCTTTTGTACCCAACTCAATCAAAGATAACCTAAAAGACAAGCTAAGAAGTTATTCTGTGGCAGGAATAGTACCTGAAATCCTCGATCTCAAGTATCTCTACGTTGAGACTGACATAACTGCCTATTATAATGCAAATTTAGCACCTAGTGCCGATTTTGTAAAGACACTTATCTCAAATAACATCACTAATTACGCAGAATCTAGTGAATTGAACAAATATGGGGCAAAATTCAAGTATAGTAAGTTCCAAACCTTAATTGATAACAGTCATCAGTCGATTACTTCTAATATTACGACTGTAGCAATGAGAAGAGACCTTAAAGCAAGGTTAAATCAGGTTGCAGAGTATGAAGTTTGCTTCGGAAACCCATTTTACATCAAAAATGCAAATTCTTATAACATTAAGTCATCTGGATTTAAAGTTTTTGGTATAAATGACACTGTTTATATCAGTGATACTCCAAATTCTGATATGACCAAAGGATCTTTGTTCTTATTCAAGCTAGATTCTCAAACTCAACCTTCTATTGTAAGAAGAAACATAGGAACGGTTGATTATCAGAAAGGTGAGGTTATGATCAATGCGATTAACCTTACAACTACGTCAAAAACACTTCAGGGTCAACCAATTATTGAATTGTCTGCTTGCCCTCGTTCAAATGACGTTATCGGATTACAGGATCTTTATTTGCAACTAGATATTAATAGCAGTACGTTAAATATGTTAACGGATGATATTTCTTCGGGATCTAATCCTTCAGGAACCTTATATAAATCTACACCTAGCTATATGAACGGCAACATAGCAAGAATTGCTCCTGGTGATGGTATCGATATTACATCTTTACCCACATTTAGTGTTTTAGGAGATTCTACAGCATCCACTCCCTCGTACTAACCAATATAAATGGCAGATACTAGAGTTAAGATTAGTTCAGTTGTATCCAATCAACTGCCTGATTATGTAAGAGAAGATTTCCCACTTGTTGGGCAATTTTTGACTGAATATTATAGATCTATTGAAAGTCAGGGATTGACTTTAGATCTTTTTAAGAATATTGACAAATATGTCAAAATTGATGAATTAACAAATCTTGTAGACTCTACTACATTGACTTCTGATGTTGGTTTTGTTGACGATACTATTTTTGTTGATTCTACCGCTGGATTTCCTGATTCTTATGGATTGATCAAGATTGATTCTGAAATTATAACATATAGTGGAATAACAACCAATACCTTCACTGGATGCTCTAGGGGATTTAGTGGAATTACATCTTTTACTAGTTCTAACAATCCTGATGAGTTAGTTTTTGAAGAATCTGAAATATCGACTCATTCTCAAAATGCGACAGTTGATAATCTAAGTATTTTATTCCTAAAAGAGTTTTTTGGAAAGGTAAAGAGTCAGATTACACCAGGATTTGAAGAAAGGGAATTAGATTCAGATGTAGATCAAAGAGTATTCATAAAACAGTCAAAAGACTTCTATACATCAAAAGGAACTGATAAATCTTTTGAAATTTTGTTCCGTGCATTGTATGGAGTTGATGTAGAAGTAATAAAACCAAGAGATTATCTTTTTGCGCCTTCAGATGCACAATATAGAGTTTGTAAAGATCTAGTTGTTGAGGCACTTGAAGGTGATCCACAAAAACTTGAAAATAGAACACTTTTCCAAGATTTCAATCAAAATGGAATCAAAGGTGCTAGAGGATCTGTAACACAAGTTCAAAAAATACGTAGAAATGAGAAAGACTATTTTGTTATAAGCTTAGACTATGATTATGACAAAGATGTTGAAGTAAGAGGATCTATATTTGGTGAATTCTCTATTCACCCTACTACAAAGGTCATTACCCCTGTTTCGGTGGGTTCTACTGTCATTGATGTTGATTCTACGGTAGGATTTCATACTTCTGGAACATTAGTAACAAAACATTCT